GGACAGCATACCTGCATAACTAGCAGTCAGAAGAGCGGCAGACCAACTCAAAATCGCAATACGAATAACTTGTCCCATAGCTTTTTCTCTTTTGTTATCCATCAGTTCCGTGTGATGAAGTCTCACTTATTTAGGTTTCTAGAACCTAAACTTAACATTTGCGGATACTGCGGTGTTGCTCACACCATTATTAATCTGATGAACTCCTTGAAGACTGATGACTTCTTTATAATCAAGAGTTGCTGATGCTTCAATCGCATTATCAGTTGCATAAGAACCCTCAACACTTACACCAAAGAGATTTCTCTTCTTACCACCGAAACGAGTTTCGAGTCTTAGACCTGCTTCACCAACATTATAGGTTTCATTAACACCTTCAACACTTCTTGCCGATTCTGATGAACCAGTTTCAGTGAATGCATTTCTCTTATAGTTACGAACAGTATGTCCAACAAAAGGTGTTACATGCTTATTGACATGAACGAAAAGTCTATTGCTGACCCACCATTCTTGTCCAGCAGTCTGACTATCATTACTGAAAACTCCAGCAACGTTTCTGGAAACACTATAGTTGTTCTGAGCAAGACCAGCATTGGTCAGAAGTGATAAAGTATTACCTCTGAACATATTAAAGACGCCATAGTGACTCTTCATCAGTTTGGAAGCACTATCAGTTCCATTCAGATTTAGAGTTACATTATTGTATTGACCACCGATAGTCCAAGTTGGTTTTAGATCGATTTCTAAACCACCACCATAGACGAATGAAGTTCCAGAGTATCCATTATCTCCCTGAGACCAGGCATAATAATTCTTGCTGAAGACTCTAACCTTTTCTTTTGATTGGGATGGTTCATGATTGAGAAGTCCTTGTAGTCCTTCACCAATCTTATCCATAACTTCGTACTGATCTACACGACCATAGAAGTCGGCATACTCATGTGAAGTTGCAACTACACTTGATTGTGATGTGGTTACAACTGGGGTTCCATTAGTAACAACAGTTGAATTATCACTATAAGTATCAGTTGTAACTGGTGTCGTTGTAGTGGTTGTAACAGATGTAGTTGTTACATCAGTTTGAGTGTAGCGATTGATTCTCTGTCTTCCATCATCTTCTGTTGCTGTGTGATTAATAGTTGTTTGAGATACAGGAGCAAGAACAGCGACTGATGAAACAACATTATTAATTGTACTGGAACTTACTAAAGTTGGTGGTGGAGGTGTTCCACCCGTCTCATAAATATCCAGAACACCATTCTGGTTAGCATCACCAGAGAGAGCTGCTGCTGAAAGACTTACATTGCTGGAAAGGATAACACTATCCATAGGCATCCAGTTGACTGTTGGAGATCCTGCAGCATTATAAGTAAACTGATAATCACCAGCAGAAAGACCTGTAAATGTTACACCTTGCCAAGTATATGATCCCCCACCACCATTAGGATTATTTGGATCATATGCGATTAGTTGCGTTCCATCAGATGTAAAGTAATTTGTGCCAGGAATTAATCCATTTGGCATCGTTCCTGATAACAGAGACCAGTTTACAGTTGTTGGAGAAAAACTAGTTCCGTTAATACCTTGTAAAGTTAAGGTTCCTTCATTAAAGTTGGTTCCAGGATGCCAGTTACCATACCAGAAGGTAACTGATCCGTTGCCCCCACCAACATATCCGATAGAATTGGTGTGAGATAATGCTGCTGTTGGCACTCCAAGAAGAAGCACAGACGCTGCAGCGAGCGCCTTTTGCGTGTTGGTAGACATGGAAATAAGGTGAGTTGGTGTGGTAGAAATCTCTAAGAACTACCAAACACAACTCACCTTGGTGTGGGTTTGAGTTGCAGTTTCAACTCACTGGTTGAATCTATTTATTACTCTTCGGTTGCTTCTGCTTCTTCTGTTGCTGGATCTTCAATTTCTGCAGGTGCTTCACTTGGAATAGGCACTCCAATTTGAGTCAAATATTCAATTGCACCTTGGACTTTAAGAAACAAATCTCTTTTGGATGAAGTTTGTTCCTGTAAATTTGCCAAATCAGAACTTAATTGTTTTGCCTGATTGTACAGGTTTAACATATGAGTTGATTGTTCTTCCGTAGCCATAATTCTTTAATGTAGAATGATTTTCACATTATTTAGCCTTTTTTCCAGGATTCACCTTCTGCCTTTCTTCTACGTGCTAAACCTGCTTCAACATTAGAACCAGGATTGCGGTAGAGATAAAGAGCATCAGGCACTAGGTCCCACTCTTTATTCTTTAGGCGTTTAGTAATAGTATTAAAGTTAGCGCCACCGTAAAAACCGGCACCAAGATTATAAGCAAAGCTGAGCAGAGCGCCTCTTTTTCCATCTGACATTTCACCCCAATGAGGAATTTTTCTGAGTGCAGGTAGAAACTCTTTCTTGCACTGCTCAATTAGAAGTGCATCTGCTTCTGCCTGTGTAAGTGTATCTCCCATTTTGAATGGAGAACCATCTTTCTTACGGGTTGAACCCCAACCAATTGTGATTGGAAGTCCACCAGTTAAAGGATCGGGATATGCTTTTAAATGGCATCCCTCAAACTCCTTAATTAATTTGATGCCCATCTGTGGGACATCATCACCACCTGTTACTGGAGCTGCAGCAGCGGGTGCTGGTGCAGCACTAGTCTTTTTTCCTCTATAGATCTCCGCCCAGTCTACATTGTCCTCAAGGAACTTAACAGGGAGATTATCTTCTAACCACTGAACTGCTTTAACGTGATTGGGATTTCTTTCATCATAGAATTGAAAGAAATTGTGTAGGTCAACTCTTGCCATTGTTACCTCCGAAGTATTTTTGATAAAGTTGATTTGCTTCTACATGTTTACCATGATTGGTAAGATCTTTAATACGTTGTAAGATCTTCCTTTTAAAATTAATCGAAAATTCTTCCCCATCCATCATTCCCTCCTGGACACCAGCGGTGCTTAAGAACTGCTTTGGTGTAAATGGTTTTCTTACCATTCGTCACAGGTCCAGTATAGTTATCATTGAGAGAACCATATGGATCATTTACATAGTAACCTTTGCCATCTGGAGTTTTGCCGATTACAACACACATGTGCCCACCAGTAGGTGCAGATAAAGAACCCCTGTGAAGGATACCAATAACAACAGGTTTTCCAGCATCGAGACTCTTATCAATATCAGCAAAAGAAAGATTGTAACTAAAGTGTGACTTAACTCCATAACCTGCCAGAACTTTCGTCTGTACCGCATGGTCAGTAGTGTCACCAATCGCAAATACTTTCTTAACGTATTCATCGTCGCCTTTGATTGAACCAGGCTTTAAGAAAGCAAGGCACATAGCGCACGATGAACTGTTACAAGTTCTATGTGCATCTCTGTAGTTGTCTACTTGGTTAAAGTAAGGAACTGCTAGAACCTCTGGTGTAGGTGGTTTAGTTCTAAACATTCCAATCCAATCAGTTTCTGCATCATCCAGAAACTCAGCAGGTAGGTTATCCTCTAACCATTGAACTGCTGCAACATGATTTGAATTCTTTTCGTCGTAAAATTTAAAAAAATTGTGAAGGTCTAGTGTCATCTCCCTCTCCTATGAACTCTAATGAGAAAATATCATGGTCTAAAATATTTGGATTCAACCATTCACTAAATTCAGATTGAATCGCGTGGGCATTCTCAATATTTTCTTCACAGAGAGTATGAATGCGGTCAACTGCCCAATCATGAGTCGTTTGCAGAGTCTCTTCCAAAGTTACCATAATCTTTTCGCATGTAGCGTCCTAGGATATTACTATTGTAATACGCAGGCGTTCCATCGTCAAGAGACTCGATCAACACATTATTTAGGAAAAGCTGTTTGGTTTCTTCGTAGTTACATTGTCCTTTGGTTTTATGAAGGCTGAGGATTGTTCTCCTAAACGCATTCTTTCCCCAAAGCTTAACGTCATCTTTGAGTTCAGGACAGGAGCCGTAATATGCTTTCCAATCGGACTCTGACTTAACTTTTCTAGATTTTCCTCTTGGTGTTCGGAAAGACCAGAAATACTTTCTACCAATATAACTACGACCAGTTTGATTGCAGTGTATATGATAAACAAAACCAAAATTATCTTGAATATCAGAAGACTCAAAAATTTCCCCATTGAATCTCCAAGGGTTTTCATAGCTCATACTAAAGAACTTTATGAGCTATTATTTATCTTCAACCCTAGCAAAGCGATTCTAGCAATAAAAAAGCACCTCTGTCAAGAGGTGCTTAAATTATGTTAGGATAACGTTATCAAGCAGGAGAAAGTTTTACTGGATTTGGTCCAGTCATGCGATCATAAACTTTTTGTGCTCTTGGATCTTTTAATCTTTGTCCTTGATCCCAAGTTGCTTTTTTTGTTGGAGTGACTGGAACTTGTTGCTCAACAATTGATTGAATCATTTGAAGATCCATTTGAGACATAATATATTGTGCCTCAGAAATTGTTTCTGCCTGACCTGTTTGCAACAGATATTCCATTACCAGGTCATAGATATCTTCTGGTTCGTAGGAGTTTGCAAGTGGAAGAGTAACACCAGATCCACCTAATCTCTTAACAGCAGCTCCTGCTGCTGAAGATTCAGCACCCTTTGTTGCTTGTTGGAGATTAGTTGCTTTCTGAATCTTTTGCTGTTGTCTGTGAGCAGCAGGATCAATATCAAAACTTGCTTCTTTTACTGTTCCACCTTTCTTTAAACCCATTCCTGGCTTAAGACGAACAGCACCAACTCTACCTGCTCCTTGATTAGGAACAAGTTGACCCATATGAGAATCGAACTTTACGGGTGTACTTGGACCTGCATTTTGCTCACCAACAACCTCCTCACCAAGTCTTGAAGCAGCACCTGCTGCCTTCTGAGCGACCTTTCCAACCGCTCCTGCTGCCTTACGAAGACCCTTTCCAATCAGACTCTTAACACCACTCTTGACTTGCTCCTTCTTCTTCTGGGCTCCGTAGGAAACCTTATGAACAGCAGTTCTTGCTGCTCTTCTAGCAGTGTCCTTGGCGACTGAAGCAGCAATACTAGCACCAGCAGCGGCACCAACTGCCTTTGCCTTAGCACGCCCTACAGCGGTCTTTACTGCTGCCTTACGTGCTGCTGCTTTCTTTTCACCAACTTTTGCCTTAGCACGCTCACGACGCTGCTCTGGGCTTTCGGTGTCACTACCATAGGTGACCTTTGCTTCATCAATATAAAGAATTGCTGCATTTGCCACAGCAGTAGTCGCTTCATCAATAGTGTATCCAAACTCTACACATTCTTCAACGAGTTCTTCTACGATATCTTCAATCATTTCACAGGAGATTCCATCCCCCTCTTCATACATATCTTGATAAGAATCGTATAGTGCTTTTAGATCAGACCCTAACATTTTTATACTTACAGGAATTCCTGTGAGTATTTATAAAAAAAGAGGGTCAAAGATCCTCATTTTACATCATCATGACATTTACCTAGCCATTCTTCAGAGTAGTTGTAGTCCCCAAATAGAAACTCATCACACTCTGCTGCTTCCTGGTATGCGTTCAGGATTGCCTGTTCGCACCATTCATCATAGTTGGAATCCTGAGAAAGTATCTTTGGTAACATCCTGTTTGATTCCTCCAACGATGTACGATTCAACTTCGGTTTCTTGTGGGGCAACTTGAAGACCCTTTGAAGAAATCCAATGCTCAGTCCAAGGAAGAGGATTATTCTTTGCAGGAATATCATAAAGTGGTTTCAGTCCAATTGCCTTCATTCTACGATTTGCAATCCACTCAACATACTGCTGTAACAGTTTGTCATTTAGACCGATCATTGATCCATCTTTAAACAGATATTCTGCCCAGAGTTTTTCCTGGTCTACAGCATTCTCAAATGCTTTATAAAACCATTGCTCTTCTTCTTTGGCAATTTGTGCCATCTCTGGGTCATCACCTTCTTTCCACTTGTTCAGAATGTTCTGAGTGATAACCAGATGCTGGTTCTCATCACGGGCAATCAGTGAGATGATTTTTGCACTTCCTTCCATAAGCTTGAGCTCGCCAAACGCAAAACTACAAGCGAAGCTGACGTAAAAGCGAATACCTTCAAGAATATTAACGTTTGCAACTGCTCTGAAAAGTTTTCTTTTGAGTTCATACCTTGCTTCTTTCGCGTAGGGTACTTGTTCCAAAGCGTGGACCCACTCATTTGAATTATCATAATGATGAGCATTATTGATAAAGTCATTGTATGCCTGAGTTACACTCACGGCACGTTCCATAATGCGATCTTCTTTTAAGATTGTATCAAAAACTTCAGATGGATCTGAGTAAACATTCTTGATGATATAAGTGTATGAACGGGAATGGATCATTTCCATAAACTCCCATACTTTCATACACGCTTCCAGTTCAGGCAATGAACAGTATGGAGCAAACGCCATACCAGGACCACGACCCTGAACTGAGTCCAGCATTACCTGATATTTCAGGTTGCTGGTAAAGATGTGTTTTTGTTCTGGGCGTAGCATATGATAGTCGCTACGATCTTTTTGAAGAGATACCTCTTCGGGTCTCCAGAAATAACCCAATTGCTGTGTTGTTAATTTATCAAAAATTGGATACTTGTAAGAATCATATCTTTGAATTCCCAATGGTTGACCAAAAAACATTGGTTGCTTTTTGGTGTCTACTTCGTTGGGGTTAAAAACAGTCATTGACTCAACCACTGATTTACCCTCTAAACCTGTTTTAAATCTTACAAGACTCACAATCTTCCTCCTCTGAATCTAGAATATCGGAAATTAAATTCTCAAGAGACTGACGGGTTTCTTCAACCTCATCATTCTTCATGTCGTGTGTATTTTGATAGTAGCTGGTTTTCCAGCCGTACTTATATGTAGTCAAAAGGTCCTGTGCCATTACTGAAGTAGGAACTTCATTATCTGGGTAATTTTCTGGATTATAGGACCAGTTTCCAGAAATCGCTTGATCAAAGAACTTTTGCATAACAGCAACAATATGAATGTACCCGCGATTGCTAGGCATATCCCACAGCAGCGTATAGTTGTTCTTAAGAGTTTGATATTGGGGAACAATCTGCTTGAGTGGACCCTTCTTCGACTTCTTAATGGACAAGTATCCGCGAGGTGGTTCGATTCCATTGGTTGCGTTTGACACAACGGAACTGCTCTCCGATGGCATCTGTGCGGACAATGTTGAGTTCCGTACCCCGTATTGTAGAACCTGTGCTCTAAGAGACTCCCAATCATACTTCAATTCGTTTGGAACGATTTCATCCACATCCTTCTTGTATGTATCAATCGGAAGAATTCCTTGACCATATTTGGTGCGATGCGAATATTCACAAGCACCTTTTTCTTTTGCAAGATCAACAGTCGCCTGAATGAGATAGTACTGGAATGCCTCAGTCAGATCATGTACCAGTTTCCAGGCACCAGGATCGTCATAGTGCTCGCCATGCTTGGCGAGATAATGGGCAAGACCAATAAACCCTACCCCAAGTGACCGACGTGCTCTGGTGGCGATTTCTGCCGCTCTGACGGGGTATCCCTGAAAATCAATGAGTTCATCAAGAGACCTAACAGCAAGATCGCAAAGAACTTGAAGATCCTCAAGATCCCTGATTTTGCCAACATTGATAGCAGAAAGAATGCAAAGAGCAATTTCACCATCAGTATCATCAATATGTTGAAGAGGTTTGGTGGGCAGAGTGATTTCCTGGCAGAGGTTACTCATCTCAACTTTATCCAAGAAAGATGAGTGAGAGTTACAATGGTCAATATTCATAATGTAAATACGACCAGTTTCGGCACGTTCTTTCAGGAGTGAAAGAAATAGTTCTTGACCGCCAATAGTTTTTCTTGGAACAGACTCATTTCGTTCATAAGATACATATAACTCGTCAAATCCATCAGTGCCAAAAGCATCATACAAACCAGGAACATCGTGCGGAGAGAAGAGAGAGATGTCTTCGTTGCGGATGAATCGTTCATAGAAGAGTTTAGAGATTTGGATACTATAGTCTAACTTACGAACACGATTATCCTCGGTTCCTTTGTTATTCTTTAATACTAGGATATCTTGGATTTCTTGATGCCAGATAGGAAAGTGGACTGTAGCTGAACCACCTCGGATCCCGTTTTGAGTGCAGCATCGTACAGTTGCTTCAAACTTTTTAAGGAAGGGGACAACGCCTGTGTGTTGTACTTCTCCGCCACGGATTTTGCTGTTGATGCCACGGATGCGACCTGCATTGATACCGATTCCCGCCCTTTGTGCAACATATCTGCCAATAGACATATCGCTAGTAAAGATACTATCGAGGGTGTCATCAACATCAACAAGGACACAGCTAGCGTATTGTCTAAGTGGCGTTCGCACTCCTGCCATGATGGGGGTTGGAATGTTGATTTTGTGCTTTGAGATTGCATCGTAGTACTTCCTAACGTAATCTAAACGTGTTTCCTTAGGATACTTGGAGAAGATAGTTGCCGCAATCAAAAGGTACATAAATTGTGGCGTTTCATAAAGTGCCCCAGTGCTTCTGTCCTGCACGAGGTACTTATCAACGACCTGACGTAAACCTGCGTAAGTGAACAGATAGTCACGGCTATGATCAATGAACGACTGAAGTTTTTCAAACTCTTCATCGGTATATAGCGATAGAATCTCAGGGTCATACACACCTCTACCAACACAACGCTCTACATGCTGCTTCACGGTAGGACACTCGTGCATACGACCAAACAACTGCTTGCGAAGGGCAAACAGCAACAGACGGGCAGCAACGAACTGATAATTGGGGTGGTCCAAGTCAATCAGGTCAGAAGCAGAACGAATCAGAATCTCCTGAATCTCTGCGGTGGTAATACCATCATAAAATTGGATACCAGACTGCATCTCAACCTGTGATGCAGATACGTTTGCTAGATCTTTACACGCCTCTTCCACCATAACGTGGAGTTTATTTAAATCAAGGGGTTCAGTTTTACCATTTCTCTTAACGACTTTCGTTCCGTTGCTCATATTTTTTTCCAGTTGTTAAACTTAATTTTTGCTTCTAAACCTGAGTAGGTATTTGATTTTAACACATCCATAACGTTAAGTCCAGTGAGCACCATATCATTGATATCTTTTTGCTCAATGGATGTTGGCCAGATAATCACCTTTTCGCCTCTGTTGATTGTTTTTGATATTCGGTTGACGATTTCTCGATTGCGAGGTTCGTTATCAAAAACGTAAATATAATTGCCCCAACCAAACGACCCAATATCAACGTCGGACCCACACATAGCAACAGCATTTTGTACAAACGTGGAGTCGAAGGGTCCTTCAACGATGTAAATGGGTTTCGAAGAATCCACTTGGTCAAGACCATAAATCTTCGGGGCATCATCAGAAAGCATCACAGTGATATATTTAACAGGGTTAGGACCCAATGCTCTTCCCTGAAAACCAATGAGATTACTTTCAGTATCATACATTGGTATAATAATGCGACTCTCATCCCTACCAATAGTGTCGAACGTAACTTTTTGAGCGTTTGTCCACTCTTTAAATTTGTTAGCAAAATAAAACTTTTCGGGATCAAGTCGCCTTTTTTCTAGATATTCTCTGGCGATTTGTACTTCTGATGCTTTAGGTAAATCCAGTTTCTTTTTAAAGACTGGTTTAGTGAACTCAAACTTTGGTTCTTCTACAACGAAGTTCTTTCCAGTATGTCCTTCCTTGAACTTCTCCATCGTGTATTGCTTATACAGCGTTGAATCAATCTCTTTGAGAAAGTTATTGAAAGACATACTAGCACCACAATTGTGGCACTTGAAGTTGGTATTGTTCTTTACGGGATATAGATATCCCCTCGTCTTGTTCTTGTTCTTCTGGGAGTCTCCACAGATAGGGCAGCGGAAATTGTAGAGATCCGACTTGACCCTCTTAAATTTTTGCAAACGTGATGAAACGAGTCCAATATACTTGGAGTCAACAAAATCCATTATGAAGGGAGTATTACTTCGTTCTCTCTATTGTAATCTGAGATGGGCGAGAAGTCAAGACAGTTGGTAACCAAGAACTTGCGACTGTAATTACAATGACTAAGACTGCAAGTACACCACCCACTTGCCATCTAAATTTTAAAAGATTATCAATATTTTCTTCTATTTTATTAAATCTTTCTGCCATTTCATTATGTTCAACTTCATTATCTTTTTTGATTTCATCAATCATTCGAATAAGAAGTTCATCAGTTTTAATATTTTGCTCAATTCTTTCATCGTGCTTTGCAAGAATTGTGGCGATACGAGCATTACCTTCAGAGATCTTATCAACAGCTGCCTCTAACTTTGCCAGCATTTCTCGGGATAGATCTTCATAAATGCCAAGTTTAGATTCAAGAACTGCTAATTTTGATCCTGACATCATTGTCCTACTGAGGTGGAGTTCTTCTTTGTAACCAGTTTTTACGAAATCCTTTACCGTAGATATACTTTTTACTTTTACGAACTGGTGGATCGTCACCAGCTTCTTTAGTACCAGCAATTTGACCAGCGCCAAGATTCATGGTTGGTGCTTCTTCTTTTAAAGATCGAATAATGCCGATAATTCTGTCGATATCCATTAGATTGAATTTAATTCGTTTACACAATACTGATCTTCAGGTATTCCATGAATTTCAGTTTTTGGATATTCTGGAATTCTATTTAAGAACAATAGAAAACTTTTTATAGGTGGCCACAGATTTTGCTCCAAATTGTAAAAGAGCAAAGGAATTGCAGCATCATCAAAAACATTAAAAAGAACTGTGAGATGATTTAGAATCAAATGAGTCTTCAAGACACCAGTGTTTTTATATCTTTTTAATAATCTCTTAATGTACTTGATTCTTTTCAAATCGTCCTCAAAATCTTCCATAGTCAGAGCATGAGGATTATTATAAAATTTTATAGCGAAGAGCAAATAATTGCTCTCATTCAATTCATCAAATCTCATACATGTTATCAGCTATCTGGGAATCTTGCGTCGTCGCCAGCGTCTCCTGTACCAGTGGTAATTCCACTAAATGCCACTAAAGTCTCAGACTTAACTCTGAAGTTTCCATGGTTGTCAACATAAGTTGTTACGCCAACCCAACCAGCATGGGTAACTCCATACGCACCAACTTTAGAACCAACTGTAGTTGTACGTGCAATACCAGTCTCAATAGTATCTACACCAAAGACTGCAGAGAATCTATTTGCCTTAGCATCAGGTGCGTTATACTGATGATCCTCAAGAGTGTATTTTGGTTTTTGAGTTACAGTGTATGCAGCACCCACAATAGCACCATTCAATGGAATCAAGAATTGTGTTGAACCGATTGAAAGTAAAGTTGCTGATGTTACTCCAGTTACAACTGCTTGACCATAAGTGGCCCCAGTTCCAACAACCAGAATATCTCCAGTAGAGATTCCAGCAGCTACGAAAGTTGTGCCACTTCCAGTTACTGTTTTAGCAGAAAGATTAATTGTTATAGTTCCAGTAAGACCCGTGCTTAAAGAATCTTTATTGCCCCAAAGAGCCATGTTTCCCTACCTATAATTCTTTGTATACAGATATTTATAAAAAAAGGAGACCTTATGTTTGGTCTCCTTGTAATTCATTCCCCAGGAGTTAAATCTTTTGCTCCCTTTTCCTTCAGAACTTTTTGTGCCTGAAGAAGAACAAGTGAGAGAATACCATTTGATTTAACTTTTGGGTTTGCTCCCAATGCTTCCGAAAGTGCAAGTGCAAGAGTTAGAAGCAGAGTTTGGTTAGCAAGACACCATGCGATTACTGCGGACATAATAACCTCCGTGTGAAGAGTATCCTGTCTTATTTAGAATCAGTCAAACCTAGAACTCATATTATCCTGTGCTCTTTTTCTAGCAGCACGAATCTTTTCTACTTTTTGTGCAGGTGATGTAGGAGCACCATACTCACCAGCAGCAGGTGGTTTTTTACCAGGAACTTTTTTCTGACCTCTTGGTTTAACACCCATTCTACCAGTTCCCATTGATTTTGCAACCAATTCAAATGCTGGATTGCGTGGTTTTCTTGGAGTTCCTGCTACCTTGTCTTCCTTTCTTCTTTCATCAATCACTTCACCTTCTGGTTCATAAGAATTTTTTAAACCAAGATATTTCTGTGATGCTGCGCTTGGTCCCTTATTAAAATAAGTAACATTTTTAGGCATCGATGCACTACCAGGAAGAACTGCATTTACAGCGTCAACTTTTTTTTGACTTGCTCTATTAGTTGCATCAACTACATCTTTTGTAAGACGAATTGGATTTGGAATTGGTGTTGGCCCAAGATATCCATCACCAGGTTTTTCTTGAAGTTGCTCACCTTCTGGTTCATAGGACATTTTAAGTCCCATCGCTCTTAACTTATTCTTTGCCAGATTAAGTTTAGTTGGGATTTCTCTAGGATCCTCAACACCACCTTCACTCTTCTTGAGTTTTGGTTCTTTTTTATCTTCACAACCACATGCTTCTTCCTTCACCGCTTTATTTTTTGCCTTCCAAGCAGTAGCATAAGCAATCGATCTTTCTTTTTTAGTTAACCCTCCATCTGCATATCCTGCTTTAATATGCTTAACCATACGCTCATACTTAGCACCTGGAGGTGCCTTTTCAATTAACTCCTCACCATCAGTTTCAACTTCTTCTTGGGAAAGGGGAATACCCTTTTGAAGTTGCTGAAGTTTTGCCATCAAAGTCTTCTTCTGAAGGGCAACAGTTTGCTTATCCTGAGCAGCATCCTTTTTTTCAGCATCTGCTTTTTTATCTTCTTTCTTTTCCTCTTCTTTTCCTTCTTTAATACCTCTATCAGAATCTGGGAAAACTTTAATAAGATTGGAATTATTTACACCTTCTCCCGTCAACTTTTTTTCACTCTTTTCCTCTTTCTTTTTTTCAATCAACTCGGCAAATCCATTTTGCCAATTGTAATCTTCTTTACGAGTAGCAATTGCTTTACCAACTGCCTTACGACGCTTCATCAGATACTTATCAGACTTATCATGATCACCATCATTATCAACATCTTTATCTTCCTGCCCAACAGGATCTAATCCCTTACCTGCTTTTGCCTTTGCAGTTGAAGATCCTTTTGCTTTCTCAGACTTTGTTGGTTCACCATATCCAGTCATTTCTACAGAAGAAATATTTGGATTAGCGCGAAGTTCAGAGATTTTGGCACGAGTCGCCATTCTGACATATGAATTGCCAGTCTTCTTGTCAGTAACTCTTACTTTATATTTTGTATCCTCAGACTCTTCAAGTTGAAGTAAATAAGCATCTTCTACTTCTTCTACTACTTTTTGCTCAACTTCCCCAGTTACGAATACATTGTATAATGCAGATACAACCGACTCTGTTGCAAGTCTCTTTGTATCTACAAGATCCTCACCAAGAAGCATTTGCTTTGCTCTTGCCTTTACTGCTGGAGCAGCAGATGACTTAGCAAGTTGTGCAGCATATGCTTTTTTTACGGTAACAGGATCGGACTTTCCACCCGCCTTAGCAGACATGGCCTGCTTTACCTTATAACGGGTATCATAAGCCAGCTGTCTTGCTTGCTTTTCAATTTTTTCCTTTGCTCCACCGGCAGGAGCTGCTGTAGGTTTATCCATTAGGAGATTTAATTACTTATTCTTTCTATACTTATTTATGAAATTCAATCCAAAATTGATTTGACCATATGCAAGATTCTCTTTTCCAAGTTCAGATCCTTTGGTTTGCTGCTCCACATACTTCGTATAACCAGAAGTCCCAGAAAGAGTATTAGGTTTTCCAGGAAGTCTCATCTTGCGATCCATTCTTTTTTCTTGATATGCTTCAGTCACATCTTTAATCCAAGACTTAAACATAATATGATCTTCGGTTACACAAATCAGATAATTGGTTCCACGACGAATAATGCGACCAACTAAACCAGTATTCAGATTTTCTACAAGTTGTCCAACCTGATAAATCTTCTCTTGAATATAATTTTCACGAAGATTTACCCAATCAAATTTAGGTGCAATTTCCCATAGACTCCAACCCTCTTTAATTTGCATCGCAGAACGAAGAGTATTATAAAGTTCTCTTGCCTGCTTTTCATTCATCGATGCAGGTACACCCTTACGGAATGTTTTATAATCACCCTCTGCTGCTGCCTTTCTCTGCTTTGATGCAGACATTCCAGTTACATCATCATCAGAATCTGGATCTCTTTCTCCAGCAGAACGAACTTCTACATTATCGAACTGATAAAGTTTTCCATTATAACTACCAGTCAATTTCTCAAATTCCTTGACTCGATCTGCGCCACCAATAATTCTTACATTTGTATAACCATCCATATGTGCTTTCTTGAGCACATCAAAGATGGTGCGATTTGCAGTATCATTGACGATCCTCTCACTATGCTGAGGAAACATTTGCCTCATCACAGAAACTTTGGTGTCAGGATCTAATGGATTTTTTTTCTTATCCTGACTTCTTGAAGGTACAATAACATAGTCTCCATCATCAGAAGACTTTGCCACAGTATCTAAAAGTTTTTCATGCCCAGTCGTTGGTGGATTGAAACGACCAAAAGCAATTGTAAGAGTTCCTTTAGTTTTTTCTACTTCTGGTGGAACCATTTCAACAGGTTGTTGTGCCTGTGGTTCCTGCTGTGGTGCAGGTTCTTGCGTTGGTTGAGATAAGTTCTTTTCCTGATCAGTCTGTACTGGATCTTTAGCACCAACCTTTTGACGCTTATTATAAAACTTCAGTTGACCTTTTTCCGTCTTCGCAACAAACTCACCAGTTTTTTTATCATACCAACCACCATGCCCATCACCAACCAATCCCATACGCTGAGCTTGCTGAACAGCGGTTGATGCTGCTGCTTCGGACAAAAATTGGAAAAGGTTTTTCATTACTTACAGATTTCAGTAGTTATTGCTCGTTCGTTTGCAACAATGTATCTGAGGACACTATTCCTCATTTTCTTATATTTATTCATTTCTCTATCCGACTTACATAAAGAAATCTTTTTATCAAAAGTCATGTAGACATGTGCTAAGAGATCATTGTACCTTGCACCTCTAGTCTTAGATGGTGATTCAAATGATTTAATGATATCTTGTATTTGAGAATTCATTTTTTCTTCACTTTATTAAATTTAACTGCAAGATTTGAGAATTGTCCTAATTTATGAGTAGCGCCAACTTTATTTGTTCTAGTTGTAAAATCCAATTCTAATCTAGATCCATCGGTTAATGTAATATTCCAAGATTGTTTGGAGGATCCTGTTGCAGGGGCTGCTACAATTCCCCTTACAGATGCTAAAGCTTCAACTAATAAGTCACTGGATTTATCACGTCTTGCAGTCGATTGTGTTGTTTTAACAACCACCAATGGAACATCTTGCTGCTGTTGAGCTACTTTCTCCAATAGCCACTTTCTAGTTTTTGCAAAATCACTATTCAATAGATTAATCAACTCTTGTTTTATTATAGCAAGATTTTTATCATAAAGAGCATCATAACCCTGAGGATTCATCTTTTCATATTCATATGTTTTTAGTGCGAGAGTATTTTTACCCCAATTTTTCTTATCATCCTCAGTAATTCCAGGAATCTGAAGATATTGAGGCCAGAGTTTATCTTTTAATTTTTCATACTCAGACACTTTTCCATAAAATTCAAAAATTGGTTTTACATAAGTATTAAGTTTTGGTTCATCAGTTGTTTCACCACCTGCCTTTAAACTTACACCTAATATTTTGCCGTTTGCAAATTGAAGAAAAATATCACCAGGATGATTTGCCATAACTCCTTTAGGTTTGGCACGATAACCCCAATAAACTCTAGAAATTGGATGTGCTCGATTAACACCTTCAATCCATCTTAACACATTAATTGCATTTCTAACTTTCTCTTCAAACTTACCAGTTTCTGCTTTATCAATAAACTCCTTACCGGAAGCAGCATCTCTTGGATTTAGATAACAAGGTAAATTTGGTTTATTATTCTGTATAATCCTATTGTAAAAATCTTTTGTATTTTTTATGGTTTTAGATGAGATGCCAGTCGTAAATGCTATACACGGAAATAATTCTGTAATAGAAGCATTTAACGTCGTCTGGGACATTCCCCCACGTTTAGGTTTGTATATGAAGGTATGCGTAACTTGATCAATTTGGCATTGTGTAACTGCCATAGATGATTCACCACTTTGTTTCCTGGTTACAGGACCAACTTGAGCGGATTTTAATTTTTGCTCTACAATATTTCTTGTAGATTCTCTATCATCAGATTTAATAACATATTTGACTGCTCTGGCACTAGCAGTTTTAACCGTAATATCAATACCTTTAATACTTTCCTTTACACTTTGAAGTGCAGAGTTAAGTTGAAGTAACTTATTACCTGTTACCATTTTTATTTTTATTTAGATGCCCAAGAGAGGACTCGAACCTCCACGCCGAAGCACATGATCCTAAGTCATGCGTGTATACCAATTTCACCACTTGGGCATTATTCGCTATTTGCGAATGGAGAATAGGGGACTCGAACCCCTCACCCCTGCCGTGCAAAGGCAGTGCTCTACCAAATGAGCTAATTCCCCATGAAGCCCGAAGGCTTATTGTACTACAGCACTAATGGCATTGTCAATATCTTGAATGACTGAACGGATATCAACAATACGCTCAGGGGTATGATCAAGACCATATCCCCTTTGTTCTTCAAACAGAACTTGACGAACTGCTGCAGCAGAACGAACATCAAGTTTAATAGTTACTTTTTTCATCGGTCATCAGCGGCGCGATTTTCAGAGAAATAAACATCAAACGCACCTTCAGGATAACGCTTGAGAAGTTTTTGAACATTACGAGCAACCACTTCGTCGAGAGTTACTTCAAGTGCCATACAAGCCTGAGCAACATACCACATGATATCACCCAATTCAATAATCATATGCTCACGATTATCTTCATTAAATGGTTTGCCTTGGAAGATCATTTTCTTCACAATCTCCATAAACTCACCACCTTCGGCATTGATACCAACGGCAGCAGTCAGAAGACGTTCAATATTAGCACCTTTCTCATCCAGTGCGACAAGACGATCTGAAAGAGAGAGAAAGTCTTTAGATGCATCTGAAGTTACAGCATCCACAAACTCTGCATACTTATCAAAATTAACGTGTCTAGCAGTTTCCATTAAAATTTAAATCCTTCAAACGACTTTTTAGGTTTCTTGTCCTCATCATTATACTCGTCATCCTGTCCAGAGTCAAGTATGTCTTTTTGAGCAGACTGTTCACAATCATACAATCTCATCTTTGCTCTGTCAATGCCCACAATAAAACGCTTGTAGATAGTGGGGTCATTATATCGATTCTTAAGTTGTTTCACCATAATCTGTCCCAACTGCTCAAGCTCTTCAGTGCTAATAAGGGCAAACATAAGATCAGCAGTAGCAGGCAAACCAAAGGACTCAGAAGTATCAGTAAGTTCAACATCACTACTACCAAAACCTGAACGGGTGGTCTGAGTAGCGGAGACAATTGGGACATTAAACTCCACTGCGAGTCCTCTAAGTTCCTCAGCAATAGCCTTGATATACGAATATGAATTAACAGAAAGGTTTGACTTATACCTGCTGGAAGCACATATATTAAGGTAATCAATGAAAATAATATCAGGTCTAAATGACTTCTTAAGTGCCAACTCATTAAGCAATGCCTTAAAGTGTCCACTATGAGCAGAGGCAGTTGGATACTCCTTAATTATAAGAGTTCCCTGCGTCTTCTTAGATAAGTTTGTAACCTTATTTTCAAACATCTGGCGCGGGAGATCAACCAGTTGCTGAATCGGTACATTGAGAAGGTTTGCATCAATTCTTTCTGCAATTCGCTCTTCCGCCATTTCAAGAGTGATATAGAGAACGTTCCTGCCTTGCAATAAGACGGAACTAGCCACATGACACATGAATAGCGATTTCCCAACGCCCGTCCCAGCGAGAGCGATATTGAGAGTCTTATTAGGGAGACCACCCTTTGTGATTTTGTTGAAATATTCCAGATCAAATTCGATCTTATCTTCCTGACGGTGGTAAAACTCATATCGCTCCTCATAGTTTTGAAGATAATCGTGTCCGATATTGTTATCAAAACTTACAGCAAGAGCATCCGATAGAATGCTTGGAATTGCATCACGATTCTTATCTTTGTTGTTTCCATCAGCAATATGAATAGACTCCATTAGTGCCAAGTAAATAGCACGATCACGGCACCACTTCTCAGTTGTATCAAGCAACCACTGCTTATCTACAGGAGAATCATTAAGAGAAGTATTAATTTCTCTAATTTCTTTAATCTGATCTTCTGTTAAATCGGTGCGATTCTCTACCTCAATATTAAGTGCTTCGATTGTAATTGCCGAACCATATTTAACAATAAATTGGACAATCTCTTCAAAAATAACCTTTTCGGACTTTTGCTCAAAATAATTTGGTTGTATGAAAGGTATGACCTTGCGTGAATAGTCTTCATTAAATACTAAGTTTCTGAGAATAGTTGCCTCAATTCGTTCCATAAGAGAATTCTTTTTTCGCGGCAGCATCAAGTTGCTGCATTACTTCTTCGGTAAAATATTGATCTGGGTTTTTTAAGATCTCTTTCGCATAAAGTTTTTTACCATTGATCTCATAACGCCCCGCAGTATTTTTCCAGAGTCCAGCGAGTTCCCCGAGTTCCAGAAGACCATAATAGCGATCAAGACCGCGCTCATCATAAAATAGACGGATTTCAACTTGTTGGTTCTCCTTACTCAAACGCGACTTAGCAGTCTTTGCTTTGATAATGTTTCCAATGACTTCTTTTCCATCTTTCTCTTTCGATTTGCTGAGATAGATAATAGTAGAAGCGGCATACTTAAGACCACTACCACCACCCATTTCTTTTGTAGGAACGTAAGCGCCAATAACATCGTAGGTGTGGTTAGTTACAATCATAGGGATGTTTGCCTGCCCCAACTTGAGAGTGAGCATACGGAATGCACCTTTGACCAGTTGGGATTTGGTCATGTCACGAACTTGTTTATCGTTGAGTGCGTCAGTAATCTCTTTCTCAGTGGAAAGCATACCTAGAGAGTCTAGCACAAACATACATGGTTTGCGTTCCTCTACAGGTTTTTTTAAGTAAATATCTACTGCCTTGAGTGCTTTTCCACGAAACTCTTCTATGGTGACAACATTAACCACGACAAGGCGTGATGTGTCAATGCCGCGTGACTCCAAGAGTGATTTTGTAATGGCAGCCTCAGTATCAAAGTAGAGACAATAACCATCGGGGTTAGTATCAAGAAAATTCTTAACCACAGCGAGAGAAAAGAAAGTCTTTCCAGTAGAAGACTCTCCAGCAATAGCAGTAATCTTATTGCCAGATACACCACCAAATATGCTACCTGAAACCAGTGCATTAAAAATATACGAACCTGTGTCAACATAAGTTTCGGTCTCATCAATATCTGATGCGAGTTTGGTATACTCACCACCAACTTCTTTTACAATTTCTTTAAGAAAGTCCATCTTTTTTCTCCTTATTCAAATCATTCACTTTATATGTCCAAAGTTTAGCATAAAGAGATGGATGAGATCCTTTTAGAGTAATGATAATAGTTTCCAACTCTTTTTCTGTAATAGGAAGTGGAATCATGCTACCATCCCATATTGTTCACGAAGTACCTTTTTATAAGGTAAACCCTGTTCTCGGAGTTCTTTTACCAGTTTAAGTTTTTGAAACAATGCTGTGTCTCCACCAAGAGTCATAGCATTAATAATAGTATTCAGTTCTTGATCGTTAATAGGTAGATCCATTAGGCAAAGAATAGTTCAAGGTTTACAGTTTTTTCTATATTCCACCCAATCGTATCAAGAATAGATTTGAGCGGATCCACAAAACTCTTTTCAAATTGTAGTTCATAGTCAATGTATTTGTCAAGACCAAGTTCTTTTGGAAAATCTTGAATGAAAGAAATTACATTTTCCTGGATTATATTTGGTTTTTTAAGAAAGATATACTTAACTTTCTCACCATTAGAAATAAGAGAGTACTTATTAGTAAGTTTTTTGTCCTTTACATAATAATTAAAAAGAAGTGCTCCACGAATATGAATAGGGGTTTTTGGTGCATAAATGCTAGATGATGAATGATACTTACGAACATCGGATGCTGTGCGAGGAAATGCAATCTGTTCGGGAGGTAAAGACTTAAACTCTTCACGGCACTTATCAATAAAGTTGATTACATCTTCCTCCGTTCCACTCATCATCAGTTTGAGTCCATCTTTAATCATCTTACGACAAGGAGCAGGAGTAGAAGATTTAATTGCCTCGATACCCATAATCTTGAGTTTGGGTTCTTCATAACGAACACCTTCACTATCCCACACATTCAGAATGTAACGCTTCTTGGCAGTCCAGATTCCACGCTCGGCAATATTCTCCCGCTTCATCTGCATCTTCTGATCATATGCATTTACATACGTCGCCAGTTCTTCGTAGCAACCTTCAATATATTTTTCAAGTTCCACTCGACACACCTTATCAAGGAAAGAGACAATGTTCGTAGTAGTTGTCTCTCTCCCCTTGTATACACTTTGTACCAAAGGACCCATATTAAGATAAATGGAGTCAGTATCAGAAGCAATGACATAATCAACCTCTTTTGTTTTAAGAATCTTGTTTAGATAGGCATTCATCTTGTTCTCAATCCAACGGATTGATACTTGTCCTGACAAGGTGATTGCCTCGGCATTTGCCAGTTTGTAATAACGAAAATACTGATTACCGATAGCACCATAAGCAGAGTTCAGTTGGATCTTACGCGCCATCTGAATGTTATTGCACCTAGCAATCTCTTTTACCAATTCTTTGTTCTTGGTTTTTTCATATTCTTGCTTTGCAGCAAGCATTTTCTTTTTATAGATGGTGCGATCCTGATAGATTTTCTCCATCAGTTCAGGAAGAAATCCACGCACATCCTTACGGAACATTGCTCCGTTAGCACATACTGCCTTGTCTTTATATAACTCAAAAGTAAGTTCCTGATTCAGGATCTTATCAACGGTTACACTCGGATGTTTTTCATCCAAAAGAGTTTCTGGCGATATGTTGTACTGCATAATGAGGTGAGGGTATAGCGAGTTGAGGTCAAAAGACACAACCCAGTCATACTTTCCAGGAATAGGTTCTTTAACATAAGCACCAGCATACTTAGAATCTTTATCAGAACGTTCTTTGGGAGGAATTACAATGTTCCTCTTTTTCAGATAGTTGTAGATAATCGTATCCCACATTCTCACTTGATAAAATACATCTTCAAAGTTTACCTTTGCGTCATATGCCATAGTGAGAGCGAGTTCAATCAGTTTCATCTTGTCTTCTAATCGGTCAACAAGTTCCACGTCCTTAATGTTGTACTCTACAAATTTTTGCCACCCATTTGTATAGAAGTCCTTAAAGGTATCAAACTCAGAGTGGTCAAGTTTCTTCTGTCCAAGTTCAACATTGGCAATATGATCAAGACGATATGACTCTTGGTTTGTATAAGTAAACTTCTTATACAGATCAAGATAATCTAACTGGGAGATTCCACCAATGTCATAAGACAAATATTTACGACCAGAAATATAAGTTTCCTCTTCGGTAACAAGACCCCAGGGAGACATACGTTTCATTAATTTTTCACCTAGAACACGATCAAGGCGGCGAACGATATAAGGAATATCGTAAAGTTTACTGTTCCAACCAGTGATAACTTCAGGAGTATTCTCTTCAATCATCCACCAGTTGATGAAATCATTTAAAAGATCATATTCATTATTAAACCTTTTGTAATAGACATTACCTTGGTTTAGTTTAAATGGTCCTTGTCCCCAAGTAATAATTTCCTTTGTTGAATAATCTTGAAGTGTAATCAATAAAATTTCTTCTGCTGCAGATTCTACATCTGGAAATCCATTCTCAGAAGCAACCTCAATATCAAGAGTAGTAAGTTTAATCTTGTTGATATCAAACTTTAGTTCTTCTTCGGGATATGTTTCAGAAATATATTGATAGATAAATCTTTCATTCCCATAAATTTTAAATCCCTCCACACCATCATATTTTTTAATAAAATCTCTGGATTCGCGCACAGAACCAGGTTGAACTGCTTCTACATACTCACCATTTAAAGTTTGATACCTAGTTTGTTTTTTAGCAGGGACAAAAAGAGTTGGAGAAAATTTCTCTCGTGTCATGAAATGTTTTCCATTTTCATATCCACGGACCAAGAAATGATCCCCAACCATCTGGACGTTTGTGTAAAATCGCATTATGTAGTTAATTCAAAATATTTGGAAAGTAGATCTTCAGTTGGATCTACAATTGTCAGTATACTATCAGAATGAATCATAAATTCAGTTTGTAAACTGAAAGTAATCCAAGGTTCTAATATAAAAGAATTAGAGTGCTCTACAAGTTTAAATGGTTTAACTAGTTTACAATCTGGTTCACCTAATTCAGAACCAACTTCAATAACTTCAGTAATTAAAACTAAATCATTCTTCAGTAGAAGACACTTTATCGTTTGTTCCATCGGTACTACCAAGATACATTTCTTTTAAAGACTCCAGTTCTTCTGGAGAATATATTTGCGTAAGTTTTTCAAGATCTAAATTATTCAAATCAAGCTGCTCACGCAATTTTTGCATTTGATCATCACTTAAATTTGGAAGACCATTAGATTTGGGGGGATTAGTTTTCTCCAAATACATTGCTTCTAAACTTTCAATAGGATCCACAATAGTTATGACATAACTTGTTGGGACCGCGATCTCATCGTTTGGAGTCAAAAGAATCCAAGGACCTAGAGTAATTTGAACTTTATCATCAGTTTCTGAACTATCATCAGAAACTAAAAATGGTTTATTAATTGTGACTTTATGCGGTTTTTTAAACAGATAAGCTATTGTCTTTTCTTCCGCAATTATTTCTCTAGCATCGGTAACAATTTGTTCACCAGATTGCAATAAAACTAATTTGACTGTCATTTTTAAGGTTCTTCCTTCATCCACTATAGCAAGAAAAATGGGAGGTGTCAACTGGATTTTGCCAGTTACCTCCCGTGCGCCGACGATATTTAAATATATTTAGACTTAAAAAATCGATAATTAAAGATAGTCTTTTCTCTTGTGATGATCTGGTACAATTCTACCAAGAGTGATGCTCAAAAGCCCATCCTCAAAATCAACTGATCGTACTTCCGTATCATCAGAGAGTGTCCACGCTCTCTTAAAACTCCGTTGAGCCAAACCTTTGTGGATATAGTTGGACTCCGTTTCTTTATCTTCTTTTTGGCCCTCCACAAAGAGTTTGCCATCTTGTGTGTAGACATAAACTTCCTTCTTTTTAAAACCAGCAAGTGCAAGTTCCAATCGTGACTCTACATTACTGACTTGAACAAGATTGTATGGAGGATAGTTTGTTGTAGTTTCATGGATATTAAATAGCCTATCAAAATATTCATCCATTCCAATACTGTGGCGAGTGATCCTATCCATTAAGGCAGGCAGATCCGCAGCAGTATACCTTGCGAGGTTAGTCATCTTAGTAGCTCCTTTAAAAGCGAGTTTGTGTTTTGTGGACCCTTTCGGCATCCATTATTAATTATACAAGAAACGAAAAAAAGAGGAGGGGTAAAAACCCAACCTCTTTTTAGGGTGTTCCGACTTTTGTAGAGTGCCGCACGAATGGCACATTACTATTTATTCTGCTTCTGCAGTTTTTCCTTTCTTACCAATATTATACTTCTGTTCCAGAATCCAATCACCTTTGTCCTTATATGCAAGAACTTTGATTTGATTCAGAGGAGCAATATCGTTTACGCTGTCGGGTTTTACGACCGTAATCAGTCCCC